CCCATCGACGATGCAGCTAAAGAAGAGCTTCTTGCGGCAGTAGACCCTAATAATTTTGCCGAAGCAGAAGCAGACCCGAATGACCCGCATGCTGGTATCCCAGATAGCGTACGTCCCAAGGAGTACTTCCCTTTCCGTCGCTATGGTAAATACTGGCTGACGATCAAAGGCGATAACATTAAAACAGGCCGCGAGCGCCACCACTTTGAGACTGCTTTTGGGCGGAATGCCTTCCTGCGTAAGCGCGCCAAGGAATTAGGTGTAAACCCGCAAAACAGCGATATTTTTGAAAAGGGTGATACGCTAGAGGACTTCCAGAATAACATGGTCGAGAGCAGCTTGATGCTCAGCAATATATTCTCGGTGATTGATAAGGCTGTAGTTTCCGGGAACTACGACACCACTAAGTACGCTAGCCCTGCCGAAGCAATGGAAGCCATGAAACAAGAGCTTAGGGATAAGCTCTACCAGACGTACCTCATGACGTTGCCGGAGCGTAGCCTTCGTAGGCAGTTTATCCATGCCGAGCGCGTGACAGGTTTCAGCGGTGATGTGCTACGTAATTTTAAGTCTAGCTCTGCACAATATTCGGTACAAATTCCGAAGCTGCAATATGGGTCTGACGTTAACAATGTAATCAGCGAAGGCTATGATGCCCTTGACGGGATGTCTGTGGATGAAAAATCCGCAGCAAAGACGTACGTCAATGAAATTGTGCGGCGTCTACGTGGAGCTATTAACCCTGACGAACCAAATGCATTCGTGGCGGGAATTAGCCGGTTCGCTTTCTACGAAGTCATGTCTAGTGTTGCGTCCGCTACGTCGCAGATGTTGTCTATCCCGATCTCGGTTATGCCTAAGCTCAATGCAGACTACGGGTATACCGCAGCTGCCGCTGCTTTCATGCGTTACTCTTTCATTCCGTACAGCTTTGGTCTTCCTGAGCGCGATGCAGACGGCATGTTCTCGCAGGTTCTGCCTTCGATAGGGACATCCATGGCGGTTAAAAATAACCCTATTCGTGCCCGTGCGTTTAAGGAGTTCACCGACCGCGATTTGTTCGACTCTTCCTCGGCTAGCTCTCTGTTCCTTAACAACGAGATGGCGCATAAGTATTCTACCTACAACATTCCGGCAGAAGTGCTTGGTCTGGCGTTTAAGGCTATGCGTGTCCCCTTCACTATGTTTGATGTGGCTTCTCGTGAGATGAGCGCCATGATGTTCTTCGATCTCGACTACGGGAAAAACCGTGAGGCCGGTATGGACACGGAGGAAGCATTTAACACCGCTATTGAGAATACCGTTACTGGCCTAAACGAAACCATTGGTAGCCATAACTTGTTCGAGCGTCCGCGTTACATGGTCGGGCAAATTCGTCAGTTGTTCTTCCTATTCCGTATGTACGCTGTGAACCGCACCATATTCGGTTTGCGTATGGGTATGCAAGTTATGAGGGGTGAGAATGCCACTGGCCGTACTCGCGCTGCTGCCATACACGAACTAGGCGGTAACTTGGCGATGGTGGCTGTCCTTGGCGGTATAGCAGGTGCACCGCTATTAGATGTGGTATGTGGGGCTATTGATATGATCCTGCCGTCGCTCATGGACGACGAGGAAGAAGAAGAGTTCCGGCGTCAGCATCCATACTCATTCAACAACTCTAAGCACCGGTTCCTATACGAGTGGCTACCAGAGAATTTCGGTGAGCCTACATTGCCCGGTCTAGATGGTAAGCAGCATGCGCTAGCGGACGTTCTGCGTAACGGCATACCGTCTGAGCTTATCGGCGCTAACTTCGCATCTCGTATTAGCTGGAACGGCATGTGGATACGCGACAGCATTCCCGGAGAAAGCTGGGGCGAGTCAATCATAAACTGGCTTGAGATTAACCTGTCTCCCGGTGCGGCTATCAGTATCGAGTTCATCAAAGCGCTTGAGGATATATACAAGGGTGACGTTATGCGCGGCCTTGAAAAGATAGTCCCCGGCACATTCCGTGGTTCTATAACTGCTGAGCGGCTGTCAACTCAGGGGGCAGAAACCCGTAAGGGTACAAAAATGTTTACGAAGGACGAAATTACAGCTTTGCAGCTTAACTTCCAGCGTATGGGTTGGGCCCCGAATGAGGTGTCAGATTGGCAGCGTGAGCGCATGGGTAACCTTGCTATGATTAACGTTGTTACTGGCGAACGTGGCGACCTTATGGCTAACCTAAACAAAGCTAAGTCTGACCCCGAGGGTTCCGACCAGACAGTTGCTGAAGTCGAAGCCGATATCAAAGAGTTCAACAGGCTGCATCCTATCCCAGAACTGCAGATTGAAGAGAAGGACATAATCCAGTCTCGTAAGCGTTATCTGCAAGGCGAACTGGATAGCTATCGTGGTATGCAGCTTTCCAAAGAACAGGCAGCTATCCTGCTACGGAATAAATAAAAACCCCCCGCCGGTTAGAGCGGGGGGCTAAGTGTGCCTAACGGAAGGAGCAAACTTCCGGTGGTGCTTATATCATAGTGACCAAATACGTAAACCCCTAATACCGTCTTCAATCACCGCTTTTATCAACACCTTGAGCTTCAAGCGCTTGGTAACCACTAGGACTTGTGTCTTGGCGCGTCTGGGGTCTAGGCATGGGAAGAATATAGAGGTCCCCCGCTTGAACTTTTTCCAGTTAACCTCGTAGCTAACTCCCTCCAGTTTCATCCCTAATCTCCACAGGCAATAAGCCTTCTACGTCCATAAAACCATTAACCGACGTATCGAAGAATAGCGCTTGTACGCCGAGGGTGTTAATCCTCATGCCCTTCGACATCCGCTTAGTATCGCTCCTGAGGTACACGCCGTCGTTCTTCAGCCTACGCAGGGTTTCCTTGTAGTTAATCTGGAACTGGACGCAGTACTCCTTGAACTTTTTAGCCGCGAAGAACAGCATCTTTGTATCAGGTTCGTAGCGAATGATGAGTTCGCCCTTAGGCTCCATCTTCGGCTTAACCTCCATGTTAGAGCGGCTGTCTACTTGGTCATCTACGACGAGCGTGTTCTGGATGTGGCGGTTCACGAAGTCACCGATAACTTGGCTTGTGTCCGTCGCTGGTGGCTCAATCTCTTGCCTCAGTGTGATAATCATGTTGCATGCCCACTGGTACACATCGTTCATGTTCCAGTCGATTAGGCCCAGCATCTTGGCGATAAAACCCGCAGTGATGTTAGCGGCAACGCCAGCTGACCAGAAACGTTCGCGCTGCGTTAGACGTAGTTCCAAGTCAAGCCGAGACTGGATGTTCATACATGCTTCGAGAACCTCCTCCATATTATCTAACACATACGCCATGAAGATCGGTCCCGCGTGGCCGTAGTTATCCATCAGCTGCTGGTCAAACATCTGCTTGCCTTCTTCAGTGCTAATGGCATCCGTCTGGCTAATGCGGTATTCAATTAGACGCATCATCTCCCCGTCAGGGCTATCCTTGCGGATAGACAGCTTTTCATAGAACGATGCGTTTGACGTACATATTGAGATAGTCTGCCACGTAGTCTCATTGATGCGCAGTTCGTTACCCCCTGCGGTCATACGTTCTTTACCCTTACCTTGGGACATGCCGTAAACCAGCTCGGAGAAATCATCAGCGCTCATGTTGGTGATTTCGTCCACACAATATGGCAAGTTGCACATGATAGCCAACCACTGCATCTTTGCATTTAGTGTGTCTGACTTCTTGGCAATAAGCTCAGTGGGGTGCCCGTAGGCACTCATAATCATACGAGCGATAGTCGTCTTACCCGTACCGGACTCTGGGCTTACGAGGTTGATAGCAGCACCTGACTGCTTAAGAAACTTCAAGAGCGGAGCGCCAAAGGCACTAAGCGCGGCAAAGGCATGGCCTTCTAAGCCGGGACGCCCGTACAGCGACCACACTTCTTTCCATTTATCCAAGGAACCCACCGGCCCCATATACCGTGCTAGCGGCGCTGTGACTGCTGAAGGCGGGCTATAGAGCATACCCTCCCGAGTAACTTCTTGGTCACCGATGACAAAGCGGCTGTTGTTGTCTGCCCATCCAAATTGATTACGCATAATTTCTAACTTTCCTGTGTTCTGCGTAGCGTTCACCGACAGCATCACGTAATCCATGAACATGTCGAACTTCTTAGGGTGAACAGCTACGCTGTATGTTGATATAGCTTTGCGGAGTAGGTCTTTCGAGGACACCTCGTTAAGAGGCACCGCAAAATCTTCTACCCCGTCGAGTGGTAGGTGGCGGCGGAAGACTAGGACTTCCCCCATTTTCCTGTCCTTCATACGTTTAACGATATATATATCGTTATGATATACTAGGTCAGGTTGCACTTCGTCGTTGTCACCCTTCGGTGGCTTACGCCATATGCCCCCGCCTTCCCCACGGAAGAACGGGAACGGGTACTCTGGTATATAGAATGTTTCTGACTTAGGTCCTGTGGGTGTATTTACGACCTCTTCAACTCTGTTGCTCTTGGCTTCGTTTATCTTACGCCCAAGATACTTAGGGCCGAGGATTTCCCCCTTCCACTTACATCCTTGGCATAAGGCTGGGTTCTTCCCCTCAAACTTAGCGCAGCTTGTAGCCCCCTTGATGGTGGCTACTTTGTTTTCCAGCGTAGCCGGATCGTATTCTGGGTGCCCTTCGGACATCATATGCACCGCTTCGGGTGCATCTTCGCACATGGCAGCGACCGAGATAGCGTGGAACCAGTCGTAATAGTCTATGGTATCACGGTTCTTATATGCGTGGAGTAGCTGTGCGCACCCTTCACCCTTTTCACTGCGGCGCATAATCTTACCGAAGTTGAACTGGACGCTTTTACTCATGGCCTTACCGAGTTCGGTAGGCTCCCACTTGGGCTGCGCTGCTAGGTGCTTCACACCTAACGTCTGTATAATCCAGTCAAAATTAACGGGCTTCCCAATAACCATTACCTCAACAGGTTTTGGAGGGTTGTCTTTGAAGTTGAATGTGCCCGGTATGCGCAGTATGCGCGCCGCTTCGAACACGGCTGGGTCCACGTAAAAGTTGTGGGTGTAGCACAAGTCACGGAGGCGGAGGGCGACAGGCTCCCACTCTTCGCGGGTTACATCTCGGTCAAGCGCCCAGTATGCGTGTATACCGCGCCCTGAGTTAACAAGGGTAGGCTTAGGTAACCCTGTGAGTTCACAGAAGTCCCGTAGCGCGGCAAGACCTGTCTCTTGGTCTATGTAACCATCAGGACGGCCAGTTTTTTCGCTGACCTCGGCTTTGCTTTCACCGCAGTCGATGTCTAGCCATAGGGCACGGAGCGCCTGTACGTTGTCCTTGGTACGCCCTGCGTCTGTCTTATATTTAGCAACACCGAAGAAAACATTACGCTCTTGAGAGAGGTACAGAGCGGCTACCCTATCTGCTTCCTCACGCGTCTGAACTAGCGTCTGTCTTACATCGTCTTTGCCTTTGTTACCGAAAATCGCAAACCACCCTTCAGATGGCTGTACTGTCGATATGAGGTCAAACTCTTCCATTGGGCACACTCGTCACTGCAGGTTAACCTGCTTGTTGTTTGCGGGGGGTGAAACTTAAGCAGGGAAGTTGGTGATGTATTTACGGATAAGTCCGATAAACTCGCCCTGCGGGGCGTTAACCCCGCAGAACCAATTATACACAGACTGCCGTGTGGCACCTAGGTCACGTGCGGCTTTGCTCACAGAGACTCCATGCTTAATGCACGTCCTCCCTAGCTGCACACCTAGATGCCCATCGTCAGCTTCGCTATTAGCTTCAACGGTTTTGATGCTATAGCCGTAACCCATTAGTCATCCTCATCACTACCCCAGTTGCTAATAACAGCAGCTAGGTTGGCTTTAGGTTCTGAGTTAGCGTCACTCTTAACAGCAGGGCGCTTCGTAGGCTCCGCTATAACGGCAGGAGCTTCTTCGTCCGGCTCATCCGACCGAGCAATTTGAGGTGCAGGTGCTGCTGTCTGCTTCTTAACACCATCCTGCGCAGCTACGGTCAGTTCGCACATACGTTTTGTACCTGCGTCAGCTTGTGCAAGTTTTACGAGTTCCCGCTCTGCGTCACTGATGCCGCGCACAGGAGTAAAGAGAAGCTCCATGCTATCGGCGTTAAGGTCGTAGCTGATGTTGGTCACTACCGCATCTGGCGACTCGTGGTTAGCGAGCAGGTAGCGCACATAGCTTTCAAACGGATGCACATTACCGACGCCCTTACCGAACAATGACTTGGCAGGAACATTGAACTGATACACTTCCCCTGTGGAGTCGGTAGGTAGGATGACCGCAACACGGCGCTGATAGCGGCATGCGCGACCCTTACCGTTACTGCCTGAGCCGACCACATTCTTAGGGCAACTTACGCAGTTTACTCCCTGCTTGTTACCCGCAGCGGCTTCCGGAATGTCACCGTTGTTCGACCAGCAATCTGGTAGAGTTGGCTTAGCGTTAGGATCGTAAGCACCGGCATAAAACACACGGCTAACCTTAGGTAGCGCATGAACGATGATGACATCAATGTCGCCACGAACTGCGTCGCCAATCTGCTCACCGTTTACAAGGCGCTTAAACGTCCCGTTGGTGTTGGTCTGGATACGGCGGCTAGTACCACCGCTTGTAGCCCCTGCCAAAGTTTTGGCGAGTTCACTGAGTTGACCACGGTTAGCCGAAGTTGAGATTGCACCGGGCTGCTTAAAGATAGAAATTTCATTGGACATGGGTATATCCCCCTTATTTAGATGTAGGTTTACGGACTTGTACTACGTACTTGTTATCGGCTTGTAGGCCAACAGGAAGAACCTCTGGGTTGTCGGCCAAGAATTGCTTCAAGTTACCATTATGGATGCGTTGTTCTAACAGGAAGGGTGCATCGTGGTCCCTAATGAACTGATACATCGCATCCCAGTCGCTCGTCCAGTACCGAGTGTTAACCCGACGAGAGACCGTTCCTGCGTTGGTGCGTAAGCTATCTACATCTAGCGTATTGCAGATGTCGAGTAAGCCTCCGGCAACAAGGTCTAATTGTTCTTTGAGGGAGGTAAGTTCATCCTTATACTCCTCTTCTTTGTCACGGATAGCATCTCGGATTTTCCGGTATGCGATCACCATTTCTTCTACGGACTGCTCTTTATCCATTATTTGCTCCTTCGTGTTTGGGGTAGGCATACCCCGAGCCCCTACATATACTACCCTTTGACATTGTCAAGCAGTATAGCTTACCATTTCTCGGTATAGGTCGATAATTTTTTCATGGTTCTCGATGTTGCCACGGAGCATGCCATACAGCCGCTCCTCCACCGGACTACCCTTGATGTGCACAATGGTCATAGCGTTCTTCTGGCCGGGACGATTGATACGGGCATTTGCCTGTAGATATGTTTCCACACTGGTCACTGGTGCATACCAGATGATAGTATCTGCCGCCGTAAGGGTAAGTCCGTGAGATGCAGCTTGTGGCTGTATGAGCAGCACGTGCGGGTCTTTCCGCGACTGGAAGTCTTCGACAATCTCACTGCGTTTATTCATTGACACTTTGCCGTTGATGACCGCGCAACTAATCTTGTGTTTGGTAAGGTGGGCATACAGCAGTTCTATGGTGTGCGTGAACGGTATGAAGACCAGTACCTTACTAGTAGCCTCTTCAATAACTTCCGTGACCACGTTCAGGCGGTTCGATACGTCGAACTCAATGACTTCCTTTTTGTCCGTATAGACCGCACCCCCACTGATTTGCAGTAGTTTGTTTATCTTAGTCGCTGCGTTGACCGCGCTGACTTCTTCCCCTGCCGCTTCAATCAGCATCTCGTCCTTAAGCTCGTTGTAGTACTTGCGCTGCTGTGGAGTGAGAGGTGCTTCGCGTTCAGTGTATGTCACTTCTGGTAGGTCGAGGCAGTCTTTCTTTTCGAACCTTATAGCAGGTTGTAGTACGCGATGGACGATACGGTCAGAGCCGGGTCGAGGTGACCACTTGAATTGAGTTACCTTCATCATAACTGAGTCGCGGAACTGGCCGAAGTATTTAGGGCAACCATCAGGGTTTACGAGCTTCGCCAAACCAAACGCATCGACAGGGCTTTGTGCTGCTGGCGTACCAGTAAGCATCCATAGAGCCGCGTCTGTCTTTTGTAAGATTTGTGCTAGCACTTTCCAGCGGTTTGTCTGCGGGTTCTTATAGGCGTTTGCCTCGTCCACCACGATAAGATCGAAACCACCAGCTATAATCTCGTCCTTAACGACAGCTACCCCGTCGAAGTTTATGATGACGAACTCAGCGCCAGCGGCGATAATCTTTTTGCGTTGCTTGGCATCACCATGGGCGACGGAGCAAGACCGGTGCATAGCGAAGGTGAACAAGTCACGTTGCCATGCCGACTTCATAATCGAGAGGGGCCCAAGCACGAGGACGCGCTTAATCTTACCTAGGTTTAGTAGGTAGTCAGCGGCCCAGATAACGCTTGCCGTCTTACCCGTACCTTGTTCGTTAAAACAGAAGGCGCGTTTGTGCAGGGTAAAAAATGATGCGGTTGTCTCTTGGTGGGCAAACGGTTTGAACTTACCAGTCCACGTATAGTCGCGCTTAATAGGCGACGGGACATCGGTAAAACCAAGGGACGCTAGTGTCTGGGCTTCTTTTAAGCCCCACTTGACGGCCACTTCGCCTGTTTCGATGATTACGCTTTTAGGTATGCTCTTAGTTATTAGGCTTGGGTCGTCAGTCGTTAGGACTAACGCACGATTATCAACGATTTGCATGGGTGTATTTCCACCTTAAGGAGTTACTTTTTCTTACGTTCTCGCGTACTGGTTTCAGACACTAGGTTCTTCTTGCTATCGCGCTTAAACGAGCGGTTAGCAGATTTGCTAACTAGCCGCAGACCATCCTTATTGTTGCCGCCCTTATCTAGGGCCACAACGTGGGCGACGTCTTTCCCGTCACCCTTCTTGGCTTTGCCCGCTTTCATCATCTTGGCACGGGCTGCATTGCGCGAAGCACGGTTCTTCTTCTGCTGCTCGGTACCTTGGTACTTATCGTATTCGCGCTTGTAATCCCGTGCCATTAGCGTCTCCTTGGGCGATGGTGTTCGCATTCTACCACAGGACACCACCCACATAAAGGGCCACTTTTAGGGTTCCAAACCCCGCTTAGTTCTGCGTGTTCTAGCCTATCCAACTCGTCGCGGAAAGTCGCTAGGTATTCATCACGCTGCAAAGCAACGTGAACTTTCTTGATAAACTCATTGCTTACTACATATGCTAGAGCAGACTTAATCGTCTTAAGCTCTGGGTAGTGCACGAACAACGCGCCAGCCATCAGGTCAAGTTGCTTGGGGTCTGCGTACTTGGTGTTCTTGCCGGTTTTGTAATCAACCATGTGGGCCTTGTCGCCGTTGATGATAACAAGGTCAACGATACCGCGCCACCACACATCCTTATCGAAGAATCCGCATGGTTCGTAGCCAGTGTCCGTCTTCCTGACACCCAGCTTTAACTCTGTGTGCTTGTCACCTTTGATTTCCGTAAGGGACTCCACGATAGGCTTCATGTACCCAAACTTGTTCGGGATTGGTATCCCGTGCTTGACGTAATGCTCTGCCGCTTCATGGACGGCGGTCCCATAGTCAGCAGCTTCCCCCGGTTCATCCTTAACGTCCTTCGCTACCTTGAGGTGGAAGTACTTCTTAGGACACTGGTCGAAGGTCTTGATGCTACTATAGGACCACGCTGTCATATGTTATTCCTCCACGGGGAGTCGGGATAAAAGGGAAACTATGTCTTCGAAACCCTCGTCCGAAATATCAGCGATGCGGGTTAAGCCATCACGTAACCCTTCAAGCTGGCGCTGTATAGCCCAACCTACAAAGTCGGCAGATGCTGCCTGCATGAACCCCGCCATGAACGTAGCCGCTGCCTGTCGATCATTTCCTATCTCTGTATCGAACAGGTCTTCATAAGCCTTCTTTGCGTAGACGGCATACTCGCGGGCAGTCATGTGTGCTTGTTGCATCGCGTCACTAGGAGCAGTCATTAGCGCACCTTCCCTTGGAGACGGTCAGCCACTAACGTAGCATATCCCGCTATATCAATCCAGCTATCTATATGGTTTGAGTCACCATTTAGGATACGCCCTATCTTAGTAAAGATCATATCCAGTGCTTCGGCTTGGTCGGCATCGAAGGTCTTGTTGTTCTGCCCAGCAAACTGATGAGCCACTGCCTTAAGTCGCTGCGTAACCTGCGACAGCCCAAGGAAGCTACCGTACTTGGAGCCACGTTCGTCAAGGATTACGTCTACGTCAGTATCAGCCTCTCCCTCTGCCTTCCAGTCTTCCTCTGCTTCGGCCCTCCAGCCTTCGATCATCTCTTTGACCTTGTTGGTGTGCTCTGTGGCAGTCTGCCGCACCGTTTCCACCGTATCTTTCGCTGCAGCCTCCAAATCCTTCTTCAGCTTCCATGCGTAATTGTAGCTTACCGCCATGCGTTTGGTAATCTCCTTAGGGGAGTAACCCTGCTTCAGTAGCTTTATAACGTTATCTGCTATGACTTTCTTTCTCATACTCATTTCATTTGCTCCTTTATGGTAGGCGATGTGCCGCTTTAGTGAAATCTTCGTAGTGCTTGCGGCATAGATAAAGCATAGTATCTTCAACGGTGAACTGGTTAAAATCCAGAAGCCGCTCGTGTTCATGAGTGCATTCAGCAACCCCACACTCTACTGGTACGGTTATCATCATAGGGGTTAGCACTTCTATTTCTAACGTCATTGTTTGCTCCTTATTTAAGATTGCCGCCGCTCTTCAAGATGTCACCGCCAAACACATACGTCCCTACATGGTATAACTGGATGAACGGGTGGGCGTGTATTTTGCCACCGTGGGTACGCCACAGTTCGCAAAAATGGTAATCCTCTGACAACAGCGCCCCGCTCTCGTCGATAGACGTAGCGAAAAACTCATGGGTCAAAGGCTTGGCGTATTCGCCTGTCTCTGGGTCTTTGAACGACGATACGCGATAGGTTGGAACGTGGGGTATAAGATGCTCGAACACCCCCCGCTTGATGAGCATAAAGCCTGTGCCACCATGGCGTACTTCAATGCAGCCTTCCTCGTCTGTGTGTACGTCACTATTGCCTATCATATTAAACACAAATGCTCCAGCATGGTCCGCAAGGTCCGTCTTACCTTCAAGAGCAGCACGGTTGACGCTATCCCAGTTCACTTCCTTCTTAGGGTAGATACCACATGCAATGTCCTTGTCAGCCAGCATGAGGTGCGCGATACCCTCACCATCAAAGCCAATGTCAGCGTCGATGAACATCAGGTAGTCATGGTCACTCTCAAGGAATACCCGTGCTAAATCATTACGGGCACGGGTGATGAGGCTCTCGTTCATAATCTGACACCACGCTACGTTGACCCCGACTTCGCGCATCTTAGCCATAGTCATAAGCAAACCTTGCACATAGTGTCCTGTGCACATGCCCCCGTACATGGGGGTGGCAATCATAAGGCTCGGTTTCTTTTCTTCAGTCATTTCTTGCTTCCTTTGAAACGACCACGCTCGTCGCGGTCTGTTAGTTTATGTAGTTCCTTGTTCAGTCGCTCGTTCTCACGTTTAATACCTTCGGTGGAGGCAAAGGTGCGTATCAACGCCACCAGATATCCAAGAACGAACAGTCCGATAAAAATAAAAGTCAATAGCCAATCCATAATCATTCTCCTTTCTTACGTACAATTAACTGATAGCCGATGTGCACAATCTCCACTTCCTCTGCGAACAGGTTAGTGAAGGCGTCGATGGCTGCTTTAGGGCGATGCAGGATATCCCGTGCGTTCGGTGTCCATAGGTAATCGTCAAACACCATCAGACCTTCGACCTTGAGCAATGGCCAAGCCATGCAAGCATCAGTCAGCACATCCTTAGCAATGTGGCTCCCGTCGATATAGATAAAGCCATAGGTGTATTCCTTCTCAATAAACCGTGCCAGCGCTCTCGTAGATGTGTCCTTGATTTGGATAACACTTCGGTCGGGATACTTTTCTTCGAGCACTTTTGCGTTGTGTAGGAACCGCGCTTCGACTTCGCTCATGTTCTCTGCGCCATGTTCTTCGCCGCCTTCCCACGTATCCACGCACTGGATATTACCCTCGTCCTCCATCATATTCTCGACAATCCATGCGGCACTGCGGCCCTCGAAAGAACCTATCTCAAGAAAATTAAGGCGGTCTGGTAGCATAGGGATAAGCTGCTCCCATACTTGCGGTGCCCAGTTGAACCAGTCCTTGGTGAATTTGTAGCTAGTCATTGGTTTGCTCCTTCTCACGGTTGTAAATGTTCGGGCATAAACTCGAAGTACATTCTAATGCTGCTACCGGAAGACCGCCCGACAGCGTTGGCACAGTCTTGCCAGCTTTCACCCTGCCTACGCATGATTGCCGCCCTGCGTAACTTAACCCCAGTCATCTGCTTATATGAATGAGTATTGTACATTGAGCGCCTACGGTTTGTCGGCCTGTCTAACCATGCTTGATACTCTTCGGCAGATGGCACAGCGCTGGGCGTCATGTGCATGTCGCGGTATCCTTTTATACCTTTAACCTGCATGGCTTGCTCCTTCTAAGGTTTTTCGCCGTGCTCGAACCGAGCACCCAGCGCAGCGTAAATAGCAGGTACTACCGCAGCCGATTCTAACGACTGTGCCCACCCAACAGCTACCCCGAAGTTATCAATCCCCCCAGAAGAAGAGCCAAGATTGTCCCAAGTGTAGCACTCCCTGCTATCGTGCACTAAGTTCAAACCGTCTGGGCGTACCTCGCAGTAAAAACCATGGACGCCTTTATTATGAAATATAACGGGCACCCAAATCTCTGCATTGTCGCGTACTCGTGGCACATCCCCAAGAAGTATAATTGGTTTACGTGTAGTTAAAGCTGCGGCGCTCGCACATCCGCTATCCCAGCTACTGTCCAGAAATCCCGGTGGCCCCCCGCCAAAATCTAAACGGTCCAACCAAATACCGTCCTTAAAGAAGTCAGGGTCGCCCTTCACCTCGACATAGAAATGCTGGCCTTTTGGCGTAGTAATTTCAAAATCAGGGAGCCACGGCAGCATAGCTTTTTCATGCCAACCCAACACATAACCCTCTTTCTCGTACTGCCAGTCCCAGCCAAGCGCATCGAAGAAGACTGCCCACCGAGCTTCAAGCCGACTGCGGAAACGACAACCTCTATAGCTTGTTTCAATGGCCTTAATATTACTCCCCATAACTTTCTCCTATCTTGCTCTCGCAGTTCAAGGGTAATCCCAGTGCCCACTTGGGGCGTATGCGCATGCAGATTTCTACAAATTCCTGAGCGCGTTCTGCTTCTTCTGTCGGGACAATACAGCCCACAGCATCATGCACCGTCATGACCACACGATACTTACGGGCAATCATCAACATCTGTTCGCCAATCACGATACGGGCAAGCGCCTGACATACGTTCTCGATGCACTTCCCGCCGTATATGCGGTTAGGTATAAGGGCTTTGCCTCTCTTCTGGTCGTAAATCATCTCTTGCTTACCATCGGTAAACACCCACCGAAGGTTCGGGTATTTGAGGTAGAGCCCGTTGGGTAGCCGGATGCCGTTATATCCTTCGACCTGTACAACGCCATCAAGTCCCAGTGGTGCTGTCTGGTTGTTAGCAATGGCTTCGAGCGCCTCGCCAGCCTCACGCCATAGCTCTGGGATTTTAGGATAGGTCTCCCGATAAACCCTGATGATGCGGTCACATTCACTTTGCGGTAGGTCAACGCCCATTGCCTTAAGCTGGATGCGAAACTTTTTAGGCCCCATACCGTACCCTGCGCCAAGAATGGTTGTCTTACCTACGAACCGCTGGTCCTTGGTCACAGCCTCGCGGTCAACGCCGTATATGGAGGAGGCCATAATCTTATAAACGTCCTCGCCTTTCTCAAAGGCTTCGACAAGGTCGTTCTGCCCTGCCAGCCACGCAAGTGTACGAGCTTCAATTTGCGAGGAGTCGCTGTCCACAAGCAAATAGTTTGGGGGTGCGAGGATACAGTCTTTAAGTGGTGAGTTGCGGGGTAGGTTCTGCATGTTCACCTTGTCGTCGCCGCCCCAGCGTCCTGTGTGCGCTGCGTAATACCGTAGCGGGATGGGTAGCAGCCCCCGTGTCGAGATGCCCATGAACCGCTCGGTCCTTGTCTCTTCCAGCGTAGACTTTACACCTAACCGCGCAGCCACAAGTGCCTGAACCTGCGGATCGTGATGCTCCAACAGTGCCTTAAACTCCTCGTCGTTCTTGGCGAAGGCATAGGTTTCCTTACCCGTGGCAGGGCTAATCTTCGTTGGTGGCACTACCCCTAGTTCGGTTAGTATTTCAGCAAACTTTGGGTTGCTCATAAGCTGTTCGCGGTCAGCGTTTATCTGCTCCATTAGCTGTACCTTGGCTTCGCGTACCCTAGATAGATGTTCGGCCAGTGGGTAGTAAGACACCCGCAGCGTAGGTTCAGTAAACATACGTATCGTCAGGTCTATGAGCCGCAGTTCGGCCACAGGGAAGTCAACCGCAAGACACTCGAACAACTTATAAGTAAGCTCGGTGTCGTTCACGCAGTACTGTGCATAGCGGGATAGCTCATCAGACGTGAAGTCCAGTCGCCCTTTACCAAGGGCGTTTATAACCTCGTTGCCTTTTACCCCTAGCTTATAATGCTCGGCCAATACTTTCAGGCTTCCGCCCACCGACGTGCCATGTTTGGCGCGGGCCATAGACAATGTATCTACTATGCGCTTGGGTCGGATGTCGAATACCCAGTTAAGGATAGCCATGTCGAACACAGCGTTGTGAGCCACGGCGGTCGCCTCGTCCCACGCAAACTGCGAAAGCCACTTCTTTGTAGCTTCCTTCGGACCGGAGAACCACTGGGCCGGTTCGTCGTTTATCTTTACAGATACGCCGATAGCCTCAAACAACTCATCACGGATATACTCTTCGGTCGTAACCTTGGACAGGCTGTACGTCTTATCGTAGTAGGTCTCGAAGTCGATTGTGAGTATCATCACCTTATCCTTGTGACGTGTATGGTGTCACCCGCAGCGCGGGTTATATAGTAGCGGTCTGACCGCACGTTCTGGTTATGTGCAGAGCGGCGTATAAGGCTTCTGGAATGTGGCGTGGGGGTATCGAACACGCGCACCTCGTTTAGTTCCATCATGTTAAGTCCGTACTTAGACTTTCTTGTGTCTGTACCAAAGGCCATTTATTTTTATTCCTTACTTGCGTAGCAAGTTTTCCAGTTCGCGGATTGCCCATTGGATACCTTGAATTTCTACACCCATGTCATGCAGACCATGCGCGTCCTTCGCGTGAAGGAACACTTCCGACATATCCCAGCATACGGCTTCGCGCTTGCGTAGCGCCTCGATGCGTTCTTTAATCATCCCCACCAATCATCTTCCATGCTCTTGCGTTCTTCATCTGTAATCACTGGTCGCGTGGCGATGAGCCACCCAGTCAGACCCAACAGCCCGACGATGATAATGAATAATGGTGTGTTGCTTGTCATGTGCTTTGCTTACCCTCCGATATGTGCTTATCTAGCAGTCGCTTCTCGAAAAACTTAAGCAGTGCTTTGAGCAGTGCAGCCGAACCCACCTTTGCGTTAGCGTTCCACTTACGTTCGGAGTCACTGTTCCACCCAGTAGAGTAAGCGTTGGGCTTCGCGGTTGTGGCATGTTCTACCTCGGGCCGCTCGTCCTGTGGTTTACCCTGTTTGGGCTTCTTTATCTTATCGCGCAGGGCAATAACCCGCTTCACATCCACACCGTAGTATGATGCAATGTATTTCATGTCCGTTATGTATCCAATCGCACGGATAATATCTTGGTCGGTTTGGCCCACGCCTTTGTATTTCGACACTCGTTCGCTCCTTCTATGATAGTAACCACCTAACTCTGTTAGGTATCACCATCCGTTAGTAGTGTAGCCATAACCCTGCGGCTGAAGCTGTCCCCTTGGATGCTCATATACTTATCATGGAGTATAAGGATTTCGCGGTCTGTCAGGAACCCAAGAGACTCAAAGTGCATCACTGGGTCGTCGGCTGACGACCTTGCCATAAAGTCCATCCGTGTCTTGATGGACCCCGTTACCCACTTCCATTTCTCACGGACGTGCTTGTCTGGGTTGTATGCGTTAAATTCTTCGGGGTGGCTATCCATCCGTTGCAGCAAAAGCTCTACACCTTGGTTCACCGTGTTTCCCCTTTTAGTTTTTTGATGAGGTCAGGGAGCATGTCGTAGTTCGTTTCGTCTACTACTACAGCTACGCCGTTAGACCTACGTATCGCTTCAATCTCGCGCACCTGTAGGGCTGTAGTCTTACCGCCGTTTGCCTTGCACTCAACAGCAAGGAACCAGCCATTCACACAGGCTACAATGTCGGGGACGCCACTACGTCCGAAGCCGTGGGTTGCGGGTGAAAAGAAATATATCTCGTGTGCAGTGAAGATGGACTTTACCTTATCCTTCACTTTTTTCTCGGGCGTTGCTGCCATGGTTTGCTCCTCGTTTGGCTCACCACCCTACACCCTCAATTTACATTGTCAAACGATAAAACAAAAAAAGACCGCCCCGAAAGGCGGTCTAGTCTAACATAGTTAGGAGCAACTATATGTTATTTGTGTGTATCGGCGTAGGCCGTAAGGATGTCACGCATCTTCCCTGTGAAGTTAGGGAACCTTTTATAAAAGTCCAAGGCTTCGCTCGATAGACGTATAGTGATGTGGCCCATGGCCGGACGCTTGCCCAGCCCACGCTGTCCGCGTTTGCGTTTTAGTTCCTCAATCATACAAGTTCCTTATCAATAACAAAGAAGGTGCTCTCGTTAAGTCGCACACCTACGTTGGGTATAATCCGACTGCCCTCACTTAGTTTGAGGAAGCCGAGGTTGCGACGGATGTTGTCTGTCAGTTGTTCGCTGGACTTGACCTCTGTCTCTCGTGCGTCTCCGGAGCCACGCACCATGACGTAATCGCTGCCTCGCGTAAGTATAGTGAACCCTTCTTTGTTGCGGTAAGCCCGCTCCGTAGCTTCCGCTTCTTTCTTACTGGCAAGTCGTTCGGGTAGGTCGTCTGGCACTGGTGCGCCCCTTGCCTTTAACTCAGGCGCTATCGTATCCCAGTTGGCCATTATATATCCCGTGATGAACGCGCCCATGCGTCTAAAGCCGCTGTCAAAATCTGCATTAGCAGTCCTAGTATTCTCGCTCAGCTTAACCTCTACCTGTTGCTCGACCTCTACAATGGTCTCGGCTAATGTCTTAGCGTGAAAGGCTTTGAGTATATTCTTAACCGCTAGGTCGAGCTTACTAGTTTTATTCCATATACCGCGCTGGCGCTTACTGGTTAGCCTTGGGTTGTCGTAGCGGTAGTATGTAACTTGCCCCGTATCAGTGCGATAGCCTGACTCAACGGAGATTTCGCCTACCGACTGGCCGTTCTCGTAAACATCAAAGTGATGTGCCGACACCCCATCGCCCGTTGTAGCCTCGTTAGCAGACTTTAGCGTCCATTGTGGGCGGCTCTTACATAGCTCCTCCACTAGGGGTAGCACCTTATCATGAACCACAAATCGCGTATTGGGGTTTACGAAGGCAGGGTTGCGGTTGATGAACACGTTCGAGAAACCCTCACATGGGTATAGTTGCTTAGTCATTGTCCTTACTCCTTTCCTATGCCTTACCAATCAAACCCCGAAAGGATTGTATCGAGCTTGTCCTTGACGTTAGTGCGGATGTTCTCGCTCTCCTTGAGGTCATCAATATCCAAGCCAATCAACACCGACTCTAACTTGCGCCGCGCATCTTCTAACTTGGGGTCACCAGTGAGGTTGAGGTGAGTAAGCATCCCGCACATTTCCTGTGCGTTCGTAAGGAAGGTGTCGTGCCAACGGGTCTTCTCCTCTAGCCCTAGCTTGTTAGACATAGTGGTCAGCATCTTGTGTAGTTGGTCCCACGGGGTGCGCATGGCTTCGTCAACACGGCTAACAAAGTTAGCATCATATTCCTTGCGTATGGCGTCGAGTTCTTGGTTGGGTATGTCCACACGGAAGTCACCGGACTCTGGCACGGGAGAGAACACAAGGCGGAAGCCAAACTTGTCCATCACCTCGTCCACGCTTGGGTAGTCAGCAGGGTCATGTAGGTCGCCCATGTGCTGCGCCGCAGTTGTCATTAGTCGCGGATATTCGAGACGAAACTTTTCTACCAGCTGCGTAAACGTAGTGCGTCTTGCGTTAATCTCGGTCTTGTATGCCATGAAGAGGCTTGTGGGTAGTAGCCTAGCACCTCGGTCTGCCCAAGCTAGTGTCTGGCTGTTGTGCCATGTGCGGCACAGCGCAGCGAAGTCCGCTATGTCCTTGCGTAAGGTTGTGCCAGCCATGAGGTTCTTACGCACTTGGGCTGCGTCGCTAGTCGCGTTGCTGTCAGCGGTCAGCTTGGTGGTGGTGTCCTTGTCCAGCTTGTTGGCTGTCCAGACGGAGATGTTCAGTTCGACAAGAACCGACGAAGATGTAATGCTCATTAGTTTGCTCCTATTGTGTTATATGTAACTTAGTTAGGCGTCCGGTTTGCTATCCGGTATTTTATTTCTCTGGCGGTTTGCCAGCCAGTTTCGCCATGCGGTAAAGGCCATCGGGCATCATCGTGATGTCACGCATGTCGCTATTCATGTCCTGCTCCCAGACATAGTAAGAAGTGCCGCCATTTTCCGTTGCGCGGTAGTTCCTATGGTAGTGTTCAGCCTTGGCTAGGATTTCATGTATGCGAAGCGCATCCTCTGCCTCCACCACATAGCTGTCGTAGCCGTAACGTATGATTGCTTTACCCATTAGTTTGCTCCTTATCCTTTGATGTGAACGGTTTTGCCAACCGGCGCTACGATACGACCTGATGTGTAGCGATGCTCGGAGATTACCCACATGATAGGCGCATCCCACTCGTTGCCCCAGTCACCGACATACCCGTCAGTTAGCTGGATGATGCACTCTGGCTTGATGTTTTGCTCCTTGAGGTAGCGCATCATACAGGTTGGGTCAGTGCCGCCACCGCCTACTGGCTTAGTAGAGCTAACAAGGTTAGACATGGTTGCCATGTCATAGACCTCATGCCCCGCTACATGGCCATCCCAATAGATGAGGTCTATCTTGTCGGGATGCACCTCCTCGACGATAGCCTTGACCTCGGACAGAAACACATTGAGTTCGTCCGTGCCGATAGAGCCGCTTGTGTCTACACCCACAGCGATATGCCCGACCTTCTCACCTATTAGCGTAGGAAGATACACGTCTTGACTTAGCATGCGCCTGTTGACTCTGCGCCATGATGACGCATCCTTGGCATTGCAGGTAGCGGACACAAACTCACGCAGTGCTTCGCGCCAATCTATCTGTGGCTGGAGCATGTCGCCTAGCTCGCGGTTGACGTTTAGTCCGCCTTTGCCCGTAGCTTTCATAGCTGCTATCTGGCCTTGACGTAGGGCTTGGTCTACCTCGCGCTCTAGTTCCTTGCGCTCGTCGGCAGTCATTTCCTTGGCCCCGTCCCAGTCATGCTCGTCGAACCCTTGGTCGCCTTGACCACCATTAGGGTTATCCTTCTTCTCCTGCTTGAGTATGTCGAAGATTTGCTTGGTGTTCATGCCTTTGTATTTGACGTCATAGCACCCCATGCGTGAACCATCCTCGAAGCGTGGGAAGGCTACCACTTGCTCGTTCGGGTCCATATCCATAATCATAAGGTTGATTACATGGTCCATTGCGATGTTAGCTAGGCGAGCGTCCTCTGCTCGTAGCTTCTGCCATGTTGTCATGTGGCGTAAGCCCTTGTGCATGTTCTCGTGTAGCACGACGAACCCTAGCTGCTTCTCATCTAACTTTGTTATAAGTCCCAAGCCATACATCTCGTCGCGGCCATTGGTGCATGCTGTCGGCACGTCCTCGACTACGCTAGTCTTACCGACCATCATGATGCCAGACCACAATGCGAACATGGGGTTGCGCATGAGGTTAATCTTGACTTTCTTGAGCTTGCGCTCTGCTTTCTGCATATCCATTAGTTTGCTCCTATGCTGGTATCAAAGTAGGTCTTCGTTATCCCGCACCCAGTTAGCGAACGCACTGGATGAGAACGCAACCGACTGGCGCTGTGGGTTCTTCGCAATGTTGATAGCGAAGCATGCTTGCCACTCTGACTCGAAGCGAGACAGGTAGGTCATGAACGGGGTCATGGTTTCTTTAGTCACCTTCATGATTGCACCAAAGATAAGCACCGCACATGCACCTGCTGACGTAGGGATAGCCGCTTCATTGGGCTTGGACGTGATGTGGTCCCATGTCGGTAGCTGGTCTTGGTATGTGATGTAGGCTTGCATGTCCCGCGCTGCTGCCTCACCGATTGTGCCTGATAGCGCAGCGGTAAGAGCGTTGGATGAAACCTGCTCACGATGCCTAACAATGTTAGATGCACGCGACAAAGAACGGGGCGAGACATACGACTTCTGCATGGCCTTGGGGTTGTAGATGTATGCGTTCTCGTTCTGCGTGCCGTCAGTGTATGAGGCCAGCGCATGTGGAAACTGCTTAACCCAAGCCATAACAACAGGCTCGATGTCGTTGTTGATTGCCCACTCAAGCCACTGGTCGCTGTCAGGCTTAGCTACACGCACTCTGGATACTCTGTTAAGAGTATGGCCCTTGATAACATCGCCAACACCATCGCTCGACAAGTTAGACGTAAGAAACACGATTGAGTCTGGATGTAGCTCAATGTCGCCTAGCCGTGGGTTGTGTTCTTCGAGTAGCGGGTGAAGCATATTCTGCACTGGAGGCGGAGCCTTAGCAAACTCATCAAGCATGATGACTGCTGGCTTGCCATGCTGCAACTGGAGCGCAGCATTGGGGAAATACTCTGTTACCCGTAGCTCGCGGTTCACGCTTGGCATGGCGATGTCGCCAAGGTCTTTCTGAGCGCAGTCAAAGTAGGCATAGACGTAGCGGTCACCTAGCTTGGCCTTGAGCGCCTTCATGATACTGGACTTACCAATTCCGGGCTCTCCTTCGAGTAGGAACCGATTGTCGGGGATAGCTGCGATAAGCTCTGCGGCTTCGGCAAGTGAGATATTCGAACCAAAATCAATAGACATTGTATTACTCCTTCGTTGTAACTTTGTTAGGTCTTCTTACTCTAGTTGGCTGTTTACCCAGTTTTTTCTTTTTAATGTAGCACAATAATATACCCAAGTCAAGCGATGTGGGCATGAGGTCGGGGACCTCTAACTTTGTTAGAACCATTTTATATAGCGGTCCCGTGAGGCTACGCCTTGCTTTGCTGGCTTCTTCTCCAACACCTCGTAGCGGTGTATGAACATGATTAGTTCGTCGAGAGTTTTACCCACGCGCTCTGGTGTGACCGAAATGCCATCTGGTCCAATCCAATAACGTCCCTCATGGGCAGTCCTCATGATAGTTAGCAAGGCTCGGTAGTTATCCTGCGCATCATCACTGCGCATCAGGCCCTTAAGGTTGTCTGCCTGTGACGCGCTCTTTCGGTCAGTCTGCACCATAGAGTCGTAAGCTATTAGCCCGTGCTTATCTAACTCCTCGCGGCCTACCCTCACCACAGGTAGACTCACATCAGGTCCGTTCCAGCGTTGCTGCGTTACATACTCGGTGCGCAGCTTGGTCATTGCGGAGAGGTATTTCCTGAAGGCTGTGTATTCCTTCCTAACTTTGTTAGCTGCCTTGCGATTAACCACATGCGTTTCATGCGGCTCCATACCATCGAATAGCCAGTGGCCCTCGTGTGGGATAATCTTCACCGGCACGTTGTTAGGCATACGCCAATCACCACGCACAATCTCAAGCGCGTTCGACCCTGTAGCCTTACGCATGAAGGCAGTAGCCCAAGCTCTGTGATGGAAGGTATACATTTTCAGCCCAAGCAACATGTGGAACATGTCGTGCGTCGAGGGCGATACCCAGCCACCATTCTGTATGGTTATCGTATCATCTGGATGATAGCGCACTATGTCCGTGTTGTGCATCTTGACCACGATGTCGTTACCATCCTTACGGATGTTGTAGTATTTCTTGTTACGCGCACCCAACGGCTTGGTTCCGTTCTTGTCGCCCCGAATCGGCTTGACTAAGGCTTCCCGCTTCACTGCGTCGTTGTATGTGGTAAGTCTGGGGATGTCCCAGTTACGATTGTAATTACTCCAACCCATGTTCTTTCTCCTTCTAACTTTGTTAGGCTTGTGATTGAAACGATACTTCTGTTGAGCGGTTCACTGCGATTACCGCATCCGCGTTTGTGCTCATCCGTATCTCGGTGTCTTGGGATTCCTCGCCCAAGCGCACAAACTCCCACGCTACGTTGAACGGCGTAGTGTTCTCGTCCGGCGCACCGGCTAGCTGCTCCTTGTCTAGTAGGGTGTCGATAGCCTCGAAGACTTTTTCTATTTGTTGCGGGTGTTCGTAGGTGTCATACCATTTCACGTCGTTGTAGTAGACTGCGATGCCTCGGCTGTCTGGGTCGTAGGTAATGTCCGCGCCCCATTCGTCCTTAGCCACAGCATGTGGGTAGTTCTCGTCGAACCATAGCTTGAGCAACGGATATGATGTCTCGCTGTCAACAGGCGCGTAGATAACTACGTCTACTTCTGACCTATAACCCATGTCATCTCTCCCTTAGGGTTGCGTGTATTGCCCAGACTGCGAAGATTAATGTAGCTACAAAAAATACCTCGGCTGCTGCGTGTAGTAGGCTAGTCATGCTGCTTCCTTGGTGGTGTCGAGTGCCTCGCCCGCTTCCTCGATTATGTAGGTCAATGTGCTCACCATTTCGTCACGCGACTCGCGCTCTTCTAAGCCATACTGGGCAACCATGCGAATGCGCCGCAGCGCGGCTAGTAATTCCTCGGTCATCCGCCTGTCCTCTCGCGTAGTTCGCGCTCTGCTTTTAGTAACCGCTCGGATAGCACTTGCTCTAACTCTGTTAGGTATAAGCGTTCCTTGGTAGTCGCTATCAGCTCGGCGTTTGTAAGCATGCGGTAGTAGTTCCGGTCTTTATCTGTCTGTGTCATCCGTTGTGTCCTTCTTCGTGAAAGGTTTCCCACAAGTCGCGGTCCACCTGTATCCATAGGGTTGTCTCAAACTCCTGCATTACATCGGCGTTCTCCAGTATGTCGAAGGCCAGTGCTACCTTGTTCCAGTCGTTCAATTCATCCATGCGCTTTCTCCCATGCGTCACGCTCGGCTGCTATCTCCAGCCGGACTAATGATTCTCTCTCTAGCTCGCTGCGGAAGTGGTCTTTGGATAGACACCAGCGTCCCGACTCTCTGGCGAAGTCAGTCACGGCCTTGCCTAGCTCTAGCTCTGTCTCGCGTAGTCGTTTGCGTAATAGGTCATACCTGCGTAGCAGGACTGCTGCTTTCATCTTGGTGCTTAAGTCACTAACCATTTTCATTCCTCACTTTGTTAGGCGTTGTTGTATTTGGGGTTAAGCTGCTTGAGTTCGGTAAAGTTGGAGACGAGGATATAATTGCTCTTGTTGAGCGGGGCCACGCAGTGCCTTACCTTCCTCGCCTCCAAGTCCCCACACACAGGACAGGTTTGGTAGCCAATGGCTACACGTTTCGGATTAATCTTATCGCCACAGGGACATTTCATAGTCTGCTCCTTTTCTAACTTTGTTAGACCCGTTGGGTTGAATCGGCTTAGTCTTTTGTTTTTCTTTTTAATGTAACACAAAGTCCCTCTTATGTCAAGTCATGTGGGCACGAGGTCGGGCACGACTAACTAGGTTAGGTAGTGTAAGGAAATGGGTAACGGGAAACCGCGCTTTGTAAGGAAATTCGGGGTAACGTAAGAAAAGTGAAGAGGAAAAACTTACGAAAGAAAATGGCGGATGGCTGCGGGTCTCGGTAAGGAAATTGGTTGTATTGTAAGAAAGTAAGGTAAAAATAATAATAATAAGGGCTGGGGCGATTTTTCTTACTGGCGTTACGCTGCATCTGCGAGAGAGCGTCCTTGCTGACCGAACCCCGAAAAAAACCTTACAACCCTTACGACCCTTACAAAGCGCAGAAATGCGTGGGTCAAAAACTTACAATAGGGCCAAGTTTCCTTACGATACCAAACTTTCCTTACAATACACTGTGCGCTCGTCAGTCCTGTTACTATCATAGGAGCACCTAACTAAGTTAGCACTGGTAATGTAAGTTTTCTGTATTGTAAGATTTCCTCCTACCTAATGCGCTCGTCAGTCTCGTTACTATCATGGCGACACCTAACTAAGTTAGATGCGTTCACCCTACTGCGCGAGGTGCAAACAAAAACCCCCATGCTTTCGCACGAGGGTTCGGTGAGGGGTTCTAACTTTGTTAGGTCGGGGAGGCTTGCGCCTCCCCTTCCCGATTAGTCTACTAGGTTGAATTGTGTCAGGTCGATGCCGAG